GCATTACAGTGAGTAATTTTCTCGACAACCCACTACCGCCTGTCATTATCTTTTTCATTTTGTTCCAGTACTATGATAGTTTAACACAGTACGCTCCTTTGGGACTGCTCCCTTAAAATATTTAACTACATCCTTTCAGAAATTATACGTTGCTGTTATTTTTTTTACTGTAAAAAAATTTACACTGTTGGAAAATCAACACCTTACTTCTTTTCTTCTAATTTATTAGACTGTATCCAACCAGTTCGATCAGTACCATCTTTTACTACAACTTTCCACCAGCCCTCTGTTCCTGGTTGTTTAATACCCATTACAGATCCTTTTGCAACCCACCATGTTTTAGCACTAGTTTCTGATTCTTTAGCATACAAATACGAGTTTTCTTTTAATATTCTATCACCAAACAGTGTTACTGTTGGGTTAACTCCTGTCTGCATTTCCGTTACTTTTAAATCAGTGTCTGCTTTCTCAATTAATGGTGTTACTTCTTCTTTAATGGTTTTATTTTTTCCTTCGATTCCTGCAGGTGCTTTTCCGTCATCGGACTGCTGTGGTGCGGTTGCGGGTGACTCTTGGATAGGGGAGGGTGCTTTGGGGGTTTGTGTTTGAACCAACTCATCTTTCTTCTCCTCAGGTTTTCTTATTTCTGACGATATAACTGGAGGTTGAACCACTGGCTTTTCTACCACTGGCTTTTCTACCAGTGGCGCAATGACTACAGGAATATTAGATTTAAAATCCCAAATAGATTTGCGTTGCCCTTCTTTAATTAATTCAACTACTGCCATTTCAATTGCCGCTTTAACTGCATAAGTGCCTGGTTCGTTAATTGTTAATCCTGCCTCTGCTTCAAATGCCTGTGTGCCTGCATCAAAGAACTTCAATGCTGTTGCTGAATCTGCTGTACTTAAGATTGTCTTTTGTACTGTTACCACTGCTAGTACTTTACCTGTGTTTACACTAACTGCTCGAACACTGATAGTTACAGTATCTTGACTCCATTGTGTTTGCTTTCCAATACCAAATATACGCATACCAGCACCGCCACTATTGACAGTGGTGTCGTAGCCTACAATACCACCTTCCATAATAATACCAGCAAACTGCATGGCCATTAGTGGTTTGGCATTGTTGCCTTCATAGGCTTCGCGCATCTGACGAATAATTAGTCTTTCTTTGGTCAAGTTATCAATGCCTACACGTTCAACAACTTCAAACCATTGTCCTTGGCCAACACCTTGAAGTGCTTGTATTAGGAATGTCTCGGCACCTTGTGTAACTGCTGAACTTAAACTGGCCACGTTGGCTTGTGGTCGACGTTGTCCTGTTTTATCTTGAAAGCTATAAACTGCTACACTGATGGGTTTACCTGCGGCTGGCGCAGGTATAGTGTCAAACTCTTTCTTAACACCACGCATGGATGTAGTTACTGTTGGATCCGCTTCAGATAACCCTGTGCTTTGTATTGCGGCACATCCACTTAATAAGGCAACTATAGATAATGATAATAATGCACGTTTCATTTATTAATTTCCTGGCATATTAAATGATTCTAACGGAACATATATAGAAGTGATGCTGCCTGTTGTATCTGTTACAGTTAATAAAATACAAGTCCCGTTAGCAGATCCTGTACAGTTTATAGCATCACTGACTCTTGACCAGCTAATTTTACTACCTTGGAAATTGATAGAACCGGTGCAAGTTGAACTGGTTGTAACTGTACAACTATTATTGGCAAACATAGCCGTTGCTACGTTTTGGCTAATTTGTGCGTATATACGTGATTCTAAGTTGTTTAGGAACTTTGATAAATTTGTATTCTTAATATCACTTGCGGCTTTGTCTAATGCTGATTGAACTTTGTCATCGCGGGCCTTTTGTCTCACCGCCTCTTGATTTTCGATTGTTAAGACGTGTGAACTGTATCCAACGCCGCTAAAACTTGGACTTTTAAATTGATAATCGCCCAACGGGGCCGCGGCAATACTAAATGATACTGCCAAAGCCCAGATGGAAATTAAGGTTCTTTTCATTGGTTCGCTCCCAGAATACTATTAACCCTTATTGTATTTACATTAAAGTGCATATAAATTTTAACACCATATAACAAACAGATTAAAAAAGGACTTCAAGAGTCCTTTTTGTGTATTTTAGTATACAATTTTATTTAATAGCAAATCCAATTTTTCCAACTGGTCTGCGTGTAGCGTAGTAATTGCCGCCTGGGTCCATTAGGATCTTGCCGGTAAACACTGGTGGATAGATAACTTCAAAGTTGGAGAAGAACGCACCACCCTGTGCGGCATCTGTGTCTTTGGTCACAGTCAAAGTAGTCTTAACTTGGATCATGTTACTTCGTTCCAAACACATTCTAAAGAATTTATCAGTTAATGGATTGTTGTTGATTTTATTGGCAATACCCTGTGCTAACCCTGCCAGCAAGTGCCACCCTATTCTATAGTCATTGCGCTGGTCATCATCAGTACCCTTGTATGATAAGAGAGTATTTAAATTGTTTGCTTTTAACTGTTTTGGTGACACGTGTTGTTGGTCGCTGTCAATAATGGCCAACAATGCGTCAGATTGAACTCTATTGATAATCTCAGTATGCACACCTAATTGTAGTACTCCAGCAATAGATCCATTTCTATACCATTGATTGCTACCAGCTACATAATCCATGTCTGGGTTTTTAATCATGAGTACAACATCATACAACTTTTTCATTTCTTCTTCATCAAACATGCCTTCAAAACGCTCTGGATATTTTGTAATGTCGTCTACCATACCTGAAATACTGGCTTTGGCACCACCTTTTTTATCCTTGCTACTTACACGAATAATGTTGTTGTCATCAATGATCAAGTAACTGTCATATAATTTTTCAGCTGGATCATTTGGGAATTCAACTCCTCTAATCTTAGCAAATCCGCCAGCTCCACCTAATATTGAATCTTCGGCTTCTTGCCATGAACCACTAAGGAATCGTTGTTTAACTAGGGCAATAGGTGCCGCCGTTTCACCTAGATCAATTTCATAACTTTTTGCATATTTGTTTGCGCCTGAAACTGGGGAGTTTCGACCTGCGGCAACATTCTCAAGTAGTGCGACTACTTGATCCTTTATCTCTTGACTTAAATCAGCTCTACCAGCAATTACACTGGCAACATCACTAGGGATATCATCTGTTGCAATTTCTGCATTAGTAGAAGCAATACCAACTGGTTTTAAATTAGTTGACGCTCTTTCTTGTACACCTGAAACTTTATCTTCCTCACCTTTTTTAGCACTGAGTTGCTGATAACCAGTTAGATCTGAAAACAACTTGGTTTGTAAAAAGATTGGATATGCTCCAGGTTTTCTTTTTCCTTTTAACGCAATCCATCCTACTCGTTTACCTGTTGCCGCATCTTGAAAAACCAATGCCATTGCAACACCTGCTTTGTCTGGAGTTGATAGTCCGCTTGTAGCTGGGAGTGTTTTAAAGTCTGCTGTGGCAATACCGTTTGCTTCAGCAAAAGCAGTTAATTGTGCTATCAACTCGCCTGGCTCAAGTTCAGTTTCTACTTCTGGAATAATAACAGCATCAATCATGTCAATGACAGCGCCGGCATTATTTTTAAATGACACACGTTTTCCTCGACTGGCTTCTTCGGCTCGTCGTAACATGCCGCCTTCTGATTCAATTAAAAATTCTTTTGCTCTCATAGTAGAGTATTTATCAGATTTCTGGGAACAGACAATCCTGAATGAACACAGCGATATCGGCCTCGTTTAGTCCTAAACTTGCCATTACTTTGGGTGTATGTGGATTTTGTTTTTGATTATCGCAGTAATAATTTTGATGTGCTGATGTATCAAGACTAGTATTGTTTGTCTCAGAAACCGCACTCAAATAATGCTGTAAATTATAGCTGGCCATTTCAGAAATTTGTGCTAGTTCTGATTCATCACTAACATTACCAGCGGCCACCATTGACTCTGTGAATATACGTTTAGCCCACTCAGGAAGTTCACGCTGTTTGCGCCATTCTAATTTGGCAACTTCATCCCTAAACCACTCGATCATTGGATGGAATACGTCACCGGCTGGACTAAAATCATGAAAGCATCCAGTGATTTTTGTTTTACCAGCTACAACATCAAATCCAAATATAGGAGCGGGATTATGTGTATGTGGGAATACACAACAATGCATCATCCAAAGTCCCTTTGTCTTTCTGGCATCAACTACATCAATGTGTGCCCGTCTGTAGTTTTCACTGGTCCAAACACGATTGACCCAACCAGGTTGATTAAACCGATCCATTCCTGGTTCGTTAATTTCTCTTCCAGTCAAGTCAAACTGATTGACAAATTCTTCTTGGATACCTATTAGTGTATCCCATACATTATTTGTTGAGTTCATTCATGTCTTTCATAAGACTAATGGCAAAATCAAAAGCAACATTGGCTTCATCACCCATGGTGTCATTTAACTTGCTACGAATCTTATTTTTAAGTTCTTCACCGTTTTCAAATTTGTACATAGTTCCAGATCCTGGAACACGTTTAGCAATCATTTGTCCACCAGCAAGGTCGCCCATGTGTCTAACATATACGTGTGCAAACAGTCTATCTGGATTTGGTGCTAGTTCGTCTTTGATATATTTTAGGTATCTATCAACTGTTGGACATAGTTCTGGTGGTTTGGTATCTTTCCACAATTCTAAATAATCTTGATAGATAGAATTTGCTCTACATAGATCATCTAGACCATCCATTGATCCGTTTATCATGGCAAATGACTCTAGTACATGATATATTGGATGCAGATTAAACAAAAAGGTGGCATACCGTTCTTCAGTAATGTTACCACCCAATAGTTCTTTTACAAACGCAGTACGTTCAGCGTCATGATGCTTTTCAGCAGTTAACTCTCTTAAACTCATTCTTCTTCCAATTTAATTTGTAGTGGGAACCCGCTTGCTCTTGCCAAATTAGTTGATTCAACTGCTTTAGCTTCTGCAATTTCAAAAGTATATGTGCCAGCAACAGCACTACCTTGTTGATGAATTTGTAGTGTGATGTCTCTTGCAATTTCTTCAGTGTGCTTGAACACTTCGGTTAGAATACCAACAACAAAGTCCATTGGGGTATGATCGTCATTAAGTAAAATTACCTTCCACTTTTTTGGCTCCATGACCTTTTGTTTAATTTTTTCGTCTAATTTGATGTCTGTTGTAGTTGTCATTTATTTTTCTCCGTAAAAGGGGAAGTTGCCTTCCCCCTTATTATATTACTTAACCTCGACGATGTCAATCAAGCGTGGCTTCAATTCTTCAGGTATTACTCTTTCAATAATTACTTGAAGAACGCCGTCTTGTATTGTAGCACCGTTAACTATCATATGCTCTGCCAATGTAAACTGGCGAACAAAATCTCTGGCGCTTAATCCTCTGTGCATATACACCGTAGTTGTATTTACAGTTTCAGATTTTTGTCCTTTGATTACTAGTTGGTCTTGGTCAACCTCAACAGTAATTTCATCTTTCTTGAATCCGGCAACAGCAATTTCAATGATATAATTGTCATTGTCAGCTTTGAGTATGTTGTACGGGGGATAGTTGGATGCTAGTTGATTTGCAAATCTTGATTCAAATGTGTCAAACATTCTATCAAAACCTACAAGTGCTCTATTTAGAGCTTGAGTGTCAATACGTGTTAATGCGTTCATAGTTTTCTCCTTTATTAAGCAAGAACGTTTTTGGACATCATGTCCATTTTGTGCAACCCCACCCGGGCATTGCATAAAATTATTTATCTCTACTTTATTATTTTTTATAGTAAATCATAAAGAAAGTAATTTTATTAAGTATTGCTCTTTTTGTTGTTTTACTAATACGTTATATGAGTCCATTCCTTTGGCAAATTTATACATTGTTATTGAATCTAACTCTTCTTTACTTATACCTATATTATGTAATCTCATTATAGACCAATTCTGTAGGCTGTTTGTTTTCATTATTTTTAACATAATACCATATGCTATTTCTTGGGCTTCAGAAAATGTCATGTTTTCATTTGCCCAACTAAGAGATGCGCTTGGTATCGGAAATGTGTAACCATATTTTTCTGGGTTGTCTCCAAATATGCTTCCCATGCCCCTTGCCAAATATAATGGATGAATGCCTGCGGCATCTAACATACACTCATCAGAACTCATATAATTTTCTAATTCTTTTATTGTGGTTTTTGTTTCGTGTGGTAATCCAACAATAAACCCAGAAGTAAGATGTACAGACTTGCCCCATGCGGTTTTTAAATCGTAAAGAGTTTGTTTTATTTTATCTGAATGCATTCCTTTGCCAATAGATTCACCAGATTTTTTGTTAAAAGTTTCAATACCAAAAAATTGATTAACAACTCCAGTTTCTTTTAGTATGTGTTTCATTTCTGGATTTGAGTGATATAGTTCTAATCTAGCAAAGCCTCCCCATTCTATTTTAAATGGCAAATTTGCTATAACATCATGTAAAAATTCAGCTTTTTCCATAGAGTCATTAGTAGTCTCATCCATAAACATATATTTTGTAGTGCCAAAATTTTCGTAATTATATATGAATTCAGATTGTAACGTTTCTTTGGATTTAGTATAATCTCCACGTTTTTTTCCTATCAATGGAAAATTACAAAACTTACATTTAAAAATACAACCCCTAGCAATTTCTATTGGTAAGTATTCGTCTTTACGCACAAAATCATTTGGTAAAAATTTTATCCTAGATGTATTGAATTCATTATACTCGTAGTTGCCAAACGATTCAATAATATTTTTAGATGGTCCATTGAATACAGGCTCAGGATTCGTTGAGTCGTATAACCATTTGGTTAAAACAACAGCAGATAAATCTGCATTTCCTTTTATATAGTAATCAGCAACAATTCTTCTAGCAAATCCGTCTGACTGCATGGCCTGCCATGCTTTAGCTCCTCCAATTACAATTTTTATTTTTTCATTCTTACTTTTAATATATTTGAAAAATTCTTTCATGTCTTCAGTTGAATGACTAAAAACGTATTGTGCTGTTGGCATCCACCTTTTTGCTATAAAGTCTTTAAAAGATATATTTCCGTCAATTGCATCTAATAAATCCTTTGAATTTAAGTCAGTATCAAAATACGAAAGAAATGTTGTTGAAAACCCTACCCATAATGTATCTTTTGATACAAATTTATCTACTATCTTTTTTAATTCGTCTAATGTATAATGAGTAAAATAATCAACTATTTGACAAGAAAAGTTATTATTTCTCAGATGAGTTGCTATAAGATATGCTCCAGCATTTTTCCCATAGCCAGTGTTACATATATCTGAAAATATTAATATTTGCATCAGCTATTTATTTTATAAACTTTCTAGATTTTGTATATTAGACCACTTTTTTAGCTTTTCAATTTTAGCCCTTGTGGCAATTTCTAAAGCATCTTGATTAACGACTCCCATCTTTTCTAAGATGCAGATCATGGCAATCATATCGCCCAATTCTTCTTCCAGATGTTCTCTGTTAGTTTTGGCCTTGCCCGGCTTAAAGTTATCAATACCAAAGCGGCTAATCTTGCTAACTGCTTGAATAACTTCTGCACATTCTTCTTGCAGAATATCCATAACTTCTTTTACATCGGAGTTCATTCGAATTTCCTTCGTAATTTTTTAAACATGGTTTGTACACCAATTGCTTGGCGTCTAGCATCTTCCAATGCGTGGTGTTTGTATGCTTGAGGCATTTCTGGATCCATTCCCAAATCAAACAATGTACGAGTATCCCTAACGTCCCAGAAATTCCAAGGATATGGTTTACCAAGTTGGCGGAAATAGTGTTCTAGGATTACGATATCAAATGTCGCACCATGACTCCAAAAGCGACTAGAACTCGTACAAAACTTGTAGAATTTTTCCATTGCCACTTTGATGTCAACACGATTGTTGGGATCAAATGCTTCGTCTTGTGCGGCCTTGTCTTGGTCCGCCCACCATTTGATTGTGCTGTCATCTACATGTGTGTCTAATGCAGAACAGCTATCTACGTCCACACGTAGATAAAATTCATCATAAACTTCATAACCATTTGGATTAAAAGTAACTGCGCCTATTGTAAGTATTTGAGCGTTTGGAGAGGTGGCTAGAGTTTCCAAGTCCACCATTAAATGCTTTGCCATTTGAGCCTTTCGTATTAGTTTTATATTATAACACGATAGTTACAATAATAAAACCAGTTTGGTTAATAAAGTTTATTAGGTAATTGCTCTTTTTCCAACTTTTTCTTATAGCGTTGGATACCGGCGGCTTTTTTGCGTTTGCGTTTAGTAGTTGGTTTTTCATAGAATTCTTTTTTACGTAGATCATCAAGAATTCCATTCTCTTCAACTTTCTTTTTAAATCGACGTAATGCTCGGCCCACGTCTTCACCATCTTTAACATATACTATCATTATTCTTCCTTTGATTCATCATCAATATCCTCATCTTCTTCAGTAAATGATGCTACCACTGCATCTAAATTATAAATCCTATTTTTACTAATAAGTCCATATGGAGTTATTTCATCATTAGTTATATAGTGCGTATTGGGTTGAGCCAATAAAAAAGTAACAAACAATTTGGTAGTTGGATCACAATTATCAACATCAATTACTGTGACATCTGCTTGCATTGCCACACTCAACAACCAACCAATATCTGTTTCTTCTTGGTCGTAAATGAAAACATTTAATTCTTCAATATTATGACTCAATATTGTTTGGAATTGTTGTTTGACATTTAATGATGGTTTGATTAACAAATAGCTCATATTTAAATTGAACAGTTTGTCTGGAGGTGTGATTATGTTTATTTTTCCAAGGTTCATATTATGATTTATTTTTGATTCGTTGCCAAATTGACTCTTCAGTTTGTTCACTGTTTTGAACATAATCTACTGGCGGCTTTTCTTCACTTGCTGATCCGCTTGTTTGACTATGTAAGTCATTTTTTTTTTGGTCACTGTCTGTGATTGTTTCTTGTTTAGGAAAATCTGGCTTGGGGGTTGTTAAATCCCGTTGCAACTCTGGAAATAATTTGTATTTTGATGCAATTTCTGATTTTTTATCATCAGTTAACTCGTCCCATGGAAGCTGTTCAATTATACCCAAGTCTTTTAACATTTCTTGATGCTTAATTGTATCACTGGGATTTTGTTCTTTCCATACTGTCTTTGCAGATTTTTCTTTTTTTACTTCTTTATCAGCTTCCTCAATCATCCGGTTCCATTTGTCTAGCTCTGACTCTGTAGGTACTTCTTCTACAGGTTCCTCCGGTGCTGTTATATCACCTCCTAGTGCAGTCAACGGTGTTTCGCTTGGAACTTCTTCTGTGTGTGTTTGTTCTTGTGTACGTGGTGGATCCCACTCTAATTCAATTTCTGTTTTTGGTAATTCTTCTTTAGGAATAAACTCTGTAGGTTGCGGCACAAAGTCATTAATACTTACAGCCTTAATAGGTTCTGTGTCTTCACGCTTCCAACCAAATGTCATTTGTGCGGCTAGTAACATGATAACTGCCAACGGATCAAACACAACAACTATGAGAACAATGATCCATGTTACTGCTTTTTCCAACATGTTTTCATCTGCACCTTTATCACCGTAGATAAATTTGGCGATGTATTTTATTGGGCCTACTTCAGCTTCTACTTTACGTACCTCTGCACGAATTGGCGCGGCCTCGTCATTAAGAGTAGCAATAAGTTTTTGGTTGGCTTCAATGTCTTTGGCCAAAGCAACACGATCACGGGACTGATTTTTCCGTATGCTGACTGCTTTGTCCGCACCTTTTTCATCTTGACTGCGGCCCATGACTTGGTCAACTGCCTCATCCATTTGTTTGAGTTGCTTGCGGTTGGCTTCAATATTTTCTCGTGCTGTTTTGATTTTCTCATCATATATTGCAATCTTGCTTTGAACATCACCTGACACTAAATTTTGATCATTATGCGCTTTGCTGAGGAATCCAAAAATACCCATTGAAGTTATAAGCATCAACACAACCACAGCAGTAATCATGTAATATCTCATAAAACGTGGAGCACGTTCCCAATTGGCCTTCAGCCAACTGGCGCAGACAAGTTTACCTATTTCTAATGCTGACCCCATTATTATAATAGGTATTGCCGCCGCAGAAAATATAGCGGTTAATCCCACTACTGAGTAATAGATTGCAACCGCCGATATTGTTAATCCTGTAAGTAAAAGTAACCAAGCTAAAGTCATATTTTATTTATCAGTAAAAACCCATGTGTTAGAATTTGTTTTATAACATGCCCACTCTTCAAAAGAACGTTGATCTGATTTAAGTGTTACAACACTATAAATCCTACGACACATGTCACCGTTTTTAGTCACAGTGGCCATTACAGACACTTGGCCAGTATGGTATCCATCATATGAATACCATTTGGTTACTTCACCATTATCTAACCTGTTCAAAGCAATGAATACTGCCTGCTGATGTTTTAAGCTATCCTCTTTGTTTAAAGAACTAAACAAGGATCGATATACATTGAAAATTACACCAATGCTACTAGTTGATTCTAACTCATTTTGGTATAGGGGTTTATTCCAACTTTGAGCATGAACACCAGTTACACTAGTGAATATTACGGCCGTCAATAACTTCCCAAGTACCATCATATTTTTGGCAAGCATATCCTCTCCCTTCTATGATTCTACCACTAGGCAATTGATGCCGATACGGTTGTTCAAAACATTGTTTTGCAACGCCCATTTTTTTGATTCCAATTTGTTCAATTGGGTCATCGTTACACCTAATCAAAGTTTCACTAGACACAGTTTCTTTATCCTGTACTCTAATTTCTTGACTGGTATGGCAATACTGCTTTGCTGACTTGACCGGGGTTGATGAACACCCGGAGCCAGCAACTGCCAATGACACGATTAGAAGCAGACCAATCGTTTTCATGATTAGCCCTTGCTTGCTTTGGCTTCTGCAATCAATTGGTCAAAAACTTGCTTGGGCATTTTTAAACGAACAAACGTATAGTGACGACCGTTCATTGTAAATTGACCCATCTCACGTTGCAAGTGCTCACGAATGGCAGTATTCTTAACTTGATAAGAAATCAAAGTCTTAGTAGACTTTTTATCGTTAACAAAACTAATTTCAGTTGAGCTGTTAACTTCGCTGTTGATACGTTTGGCAAAGTTATTCATAGCAATGGCATACATTTGTTCTTCAGCGGCTTGCTGGTATGCGCTTTCTCCAGCACCACAAGCATACGCATATTCCTTAGTCCACCAGAACCAACCTTCAGTTCCAGCTTGCGCACAAGATTGATACCAATCTGGTTGTGCATAAGTTTTGCGTTCCTCAACAGCTTTCATTGAACCACAAGCGGTCAAAACTGCTACGATAGGTATTAAAAGAAACTTTTTCATTTTGCCATCTCCTGACTCTGTGTTTTAACTGTGTCTACGCCTTTGTCCAACATCTTAGCAATGCCGGAGAATCCAACAGTTGCCAGGACTAGTCCAAAGACTGTGCCTAAAATAAAGCCTTTCATAATACGCCTTTCTGTGTGTGTTAATAAAATAAAGCCTTTACACCTATATTATAGTGTAAAAGCTTCATGTTGTCAAAGATTTTGGTAAACCAATTATTTGAAAAAGATCAATGCAAGTAAAACTGATTGAACAATAAAACCAAAACCAATTGTTGCAACATTGAGCATGTCTTTGGCTATAATTGCACGGGCAAACAATAATGTTAAACCTCCCCAAATTAGAATGATCACATCCATTCCGGGAAGTTTGTCAGTTAGCCCCATACCAACTGCAAAAAATGTAGGCACTGTTGCAGAATGTAATACAATGTTAGCAAGCCACCCCAGTGTTTCAGTTGAAATGGTTTTGAATTTATCTTTGATCATGTTGATGATGCTTGTTACAAGTTGTTCAATTTTTTCCATTTTTGTTATCCCTATAAAATATGTGTCGTCCAATTTTACCAATTTTCTCTTTGCCCCACTGCGGGTTTACATAGTCTGCATGATAATATAATGCATCCTTCATAATGTCAAGTCTAAAGTCTTCCAATAAAACTTTTTTGGCCACTTTGTAAGACTCGTCATACAAGGCCGATGAACGAATCAGCGGCTGACCACCATTTTGGCAATACCAACTAAATTGGCAAACTACCTTTTCGTAAAACACATTTTTTTGGTAAACAACAGCACACACATCGCTTGGAAATTTTCCAGACTCTGCTCGATTCATTGTTACCTGTGCTACTGCCACTTTACCTTCAAACGGTTCACCTGCGGCTTCATGATAAATGTTTTTGGCAAGACAATCTAATTGCCTTTCTCTATCTCTAATTGATATAACATCCTTTGATGAAACAAATTGTGTCTCTTTAAGGGTGTTGATCTTTTTGAGGGTCAGTGTTGATACTAAACTACCAATAACAAATACCCCAATAACTAACATTAAAAGTCGTAAAACTTTTTCCATACTGCTCTCCTTTCATTTGGTGTGTTCAAAACAAACACATTACACTAAGGGAGATGACTGCACTACTTGGCTCTAACCCAAAGCAGATTCTGTCTTCTCCATCGGTACATAATAAGTGTTAGCCTATTATGCACTTTTGGCAAGCCTGGCATCCCGTACTCCGGGTTTCTAATTGGCCAAGACTCGCGGATTTGTTCATTGGGATCGCCAATTTACAAATCTACTATCTTAGTTTCTCTCGAAACTCTACTTCTATATAGCTTCTGTACGAAAATCTTGGGTAAAAACGACCCATTATCGACGCATTTTGGCAATATCCTGTGCTTCCTCGTTACTAAAAACTGGTACGGCATTGCTCTTATGCATAGTGGCAATGCCCTTTATCATTGTACCTGTATAAATTTTATCTGGCGGTTTAGTACACGCTCCGCCACTAAAAGGCAAGCTAGGAATTTTTGGTTCATTGCTACCTCTATAGTTTCTTGGCTCTGGTTGCCAAACATCGGCCTCCAAAGCACGTTTTTTCTTACGTTGCTCTTCCTCAATGCCATAACGTTTGATAAGCTCTTTCCAACTTTCATCAAGTTGCTCAGACTTACGCTTTGCTTCGGCACTTGCCCATTTTTTCTTGCCTTTTTTCTTTCCTGTTGTGGAAAGCCAAGGACCTTCTAAATGCATTGTCATATGATTATTATACGACAATACTGATAAAAAGTCAATGATTTTGGTTACCGTCAAACCCTAAACGATTCTCCACATCCACAGCGGTCACGTTCGTTGGGATTGACGAAATCAAAACCTTCATTTAGTCCATTGCGGACCCAATCCATTGTTAAGCCATTTAGATACACTAGACTTTTGGCATCTACTAATAAAACAAAATCTTTTTGAGCAAAGTTGGTAACACCGACCTCAGCTTCATAGCTATCCACATATTCCATAGTATAGGCCAATCCACTGCATCCTGTGGTCCTTACACCTATGCGAATACCTGCGCCTTTGCCACGGCGCTCTAAATTCAGTTTAATCTTTTTATACGCTGTGTCGGTTACGGTAATCATTTACAGCCGCTTTGATGGCATCCTCGGCCAATATGCTACAATGTATTTTAACCGGAGGTAACGCAAGTTCTTCAGCAATTTCACTATTTTTAATAGATGATGCTTGATCAAGACTCATACCTTTTACTAACTCAGTAATAAGAGAACTGCTAGCAATAGCACTGCCGCAGCCATACGTTTTAAAACGTGCATCGGTAATAATACCATCTTCTACCTTAATCTGTAGTTTCATTACATCGCCGCAAGCTGGTGCGCCAACCATACCGGTACCAATTGTAGGATCACTCTTATCAAAAGATCCAACGTTCCGGGGATTTTCATAGTGGTCAATTACCTTTTCAGAATAAGCCATTGTATACCTTTATTTTTTAGCAATCATAGCTTGAATTTTTTCCTGAATAATCTTTGCCCAAAATGGCTGCGGAAAATTCCAACCTACAAATGCTCCTACTGCTACCCAAAATAATGTGTCTAACATAATACACCCTCCAAAAAAGTGTACTAATATTTATCTATTATTTTGGCACTTCAAACACAACCCTTATATCTCCGTCATGCGATAACATGTCTTGAAAAAAATCAACCCTACTTTCTAATGAAAGAATATTTAATCCCAAGTCAGTAATTATGCTGTCGATATGTTCTGATAAAGGTTTGGGATTATACGGACTAAGTCCTCTACTACTGTACCAATCAGACGGTGTTAATAATAACGGAAACATTGCTGGGATACCTAGATATCCTCTACCGCCAGGTTTTATTATTTTACTAAAATCTATAATAAACTTTCCAATAGTTTCCCAGGTCACTACTTGAATATTGATAGCAAACGCCGCATCAAATTTTTGAGTATATTTAACTATAAAATCATGATCGTATTTTTCTATAACATCTACGTTTGATCCCATTACATCAAAACCTGTAATATTTGGTATATATTTTTTAAATATGTTCCACCCACACCCTATATCTGCAATACTCTCAGGATTAATTTCTTCTAAGAATTTTAAGTAATAAAATGGAGTTATTGAAAATCTCTTCTTTGATGGCCTATGCCGATTAAATTTTATGTTAGGGTTGCCTAAGATTTCTCTTGGGGTAACAGCAAAGTCTTCCCAAAATGTCTGCCCAGTGATATCCATACCATTTTTTCTACTAGCTTCTAAGATATTCCTAACACAATATACCAAATCATATTCTGATGATATCGCCTTGCCCCGCGGTGTCTCCATAAACTCCTTATAAAAAATATCTTCGTTTATGTGGTTTATCATTTATTTTCCTTTCAGTTTTTAGATTTTACTGGGCGGATCTGCCCAAACATTTACCAAATTTGCTTGCCAATACCATCCTTTACTTCCAAAGTTAATTCCAAGAATTAACCGATCTTTATCAATAGTATTTGCCAATACCCTGTGTCGAAGGTATGCAGGAAACAAAATAAAGTCACCGGTATTAACTGAGATCTCATGTTGGAATTGATATTTCTTTTTATAGTTTACAGGTTGCACTGATAATACTGTATCAAGTGGATTTTCTAAAATCAAGTTACCTTGTTCTGGGCTAGCATCAACATACAATACTGCTGTAAACGGTATACTCATATGTAGATGGCTTTCAATCCATCCACCCTTTGGTGTTTTATTTGCCCACATCTGTGCAACAAATGGTTCAAGGCCTTCGTAGTAGTCTAACTCTTTCCAGTATTTTTTAGCTTCTTCTGTTGCAAAATTAACAAAGTCATTTGTTTCATCTGGGAAAGTTTTATGTATATATTCTTCTTCTAAGTAAGAACAAAAATTGTCTTCCCCTCTCATAAACTCTTGATTGTTACTTTTAACTCGATCCCATACGGAATCTAATTTTGGAAACAACTTGTTTTTTAAATCAGAGACGCCAGGATAAGTTGTTTGATATATTTTAATAGGAAAAAGTTGTGTAACATTGCTCATAATAAATTTCCATGTATTAACACGATTTGCACAAAATTTGGATCGCCTTGTATAGACACTTTTAAATCAATTTCTGCATTTATTAGTTGGTCTTCAATTTCTTTTTTTGTGAACGACGCTTTTAAAGAGTTTAAAAAATCATTTTTAAAAGATTGATTCTCATTGCCGGCCATTGTTGACACAACATTATTTGCAATATCTATATTGTCTGGTCTTATTAGATCCATTACAAATACTGAACAATTTGATGTTGCAATACGTTTTACTGTATTCCAAAAAATTGACGGATCATGCACATGATGTAGTGTCCCCGAAGATACAACACAGTTTGTTTTTATATCTTTAATATCATTAAATTTTGATTCAAATAACGTTATACGATTTTCTAATTTTTTAATATTGATATTCTTAGTTGCTGTGTCAATCATATTTTTAGATCCGTCAACACCAATAATAGATATATCTGGAAATTCTAAACACATTCTTATTAAGTATTTTGCAGGACCACAGCCTAAATCTACGATAGTACCTGATGTTATGTTACAGTATTCCTTATACCAATTTATGAATGCGTCTTCAGAATAATCTCGTTTGGCATTATTGAATCCAATTACTTGATCATTGTCATCCATAATTTCCGGTTCAGTAACACGAAACATTAGTTAACCTTCAGTAGATTTACGAGCGTTCTTTACTGTTGTTACATCGTTGCGTGTTTCTTTGCATAACTTGGCCAATTCTTGGCAATGCTTGCGTACACGAGTACCAGCGGCACCTACTTCTTTATCGTAAAACTTTTCAAAATCTGCTTCCATTGCTTCTACGATTTTTGTAAACTCTTGATATTTATTTGCTGACATAATAGTCTCCTTTGTATGTATTAGTTATTACCAGTGTCTAATTGTGTTAGCAATAATGAATAGGCAAGTTATCACATGTATTATTACCCAAAAAGTTTTTAGGAACAATGCAATTCTTGCTTCACGTATTGTTAGAATTGGTACATCTGGTCGGTCATCATCAGTTGACCCCATCAAATGGCCCGTTGCTCTGGCCCATATTTTTTCAAAACTATTCATATCTTCAATAACAGTTGCTCTAGCCATTTTTGACAGTCTGGCCAATTTCGATATATGTGTGCTCTACCACCAGCTTGGATCCATTCTTCACAATTACTAGTACGGTCATCAATTAAGATATCGCCAGGCTGACAATGTTTATGCTTGTCGTTACTATAAGGACCAAATAGCACTGGGATACGTTCAAAACGTTCGGTTGCCCACAGAACTTTATCATAGGCCGCATACTGCATATCATTATTATGTGGTAGTGCTGTTAGGAAACGCAAGTCGTCTGCTAGACCATCTGCCACTAGATTACGACAAAGGTCAATTAATTCAAATGCACCTTCTTTGATTGGCAAGTTACGATAGAAACGACTGTTGCGTTTAAGCTCTTGCCATTTGTCGTCTGGAATACGTGCCCACTGGTCTCCGTTAGGGAACTTTAGTTTGAGAAAATCTTCGGCTGCTGTGCGCCAATCAGCAACAACATCATCCATGTCTAAATATATAATCATGTTGTAATTATATAGGTATTATTTGATGCTGTCAACTGTCTGCAAAGACATTTGAGCTGCCGCTTGCCGCACTATTGGGAACCCAGTTACCGTGACCGCCTGTAGAGTCTCCCAATCTGTGTACTGGAATATTATTGGCAAACACAGTGCCGCTGGCACCTACTGCTGGATCTCCGCAAAGAGTCTTGTCACCTTTACGTATTACTGGTTCATTGTTTACAAATACAGATCCACTGCCACCAACATAGTGTGTTTGATGAAATGGTACCCTGTATCCGGAATGACCGGCATGCGCATCCGCACTCGCTCTAACTACTGCTGGCATTACATTCTCCCTATCATAACTTCAATGACGCCTTCAACACCGTCAAAGTTTTCAATTGCTTTACCAATTACACTTCCGTATACTGGTGTAGCACTTGGTCTGGCAAAGCCACCACCACCAGATACTAAAAAGTCACCCTTACGTATGCGTCCTCTAACCTTAACTGGTACTCGACCCTGTAGTGCAATGGCCACAACGTGTTTGCCACCACACTCTTTATTCATTAAGTATGCTGGGTTAGTGGATACAACACCAGCTACTCTGCATGTTGAATCTTCTGCTAGTGTGACTTCTTTTTCTCCGCCAAGCTCAACCACTGTGCCTGGCTCATAGTTTGAATCTGCTTCGTAATATTCTGCCAAGTCAGCATATGTTGCTTGCCACTTGCCAGTTAAACTCCAATCGCCAACTATTGTACCAGCAGTGGTTGATGATCCAGTAGTTATTGCCGTTGTTTTTAAAGTGGTCGCAATTGTTACTAATCCATCTGTGTCAATAGTCATTCTATCAAGGTATGTACTGGCCTTGGCTGTTTGAAATACCAATGTTTCGTAAGTTGAGCCGGCATTGGCTATTACTCCAATTCTTGGATTATAAGATGAACTACTGGTTCTAGCTAGTTCAATAATGCCAGTAACACCATCTGATTTACCTATAAACTTGGCGGCGGCACCACCAGCTGTAGTTCCAGCAACAACTGACATAGTGGGACCATTAGTACTACCAGAACCCCCAAATTCTACAGTATTAACTCTTACGTCCATTTTGAATAATGGGTTACTATCTGGAAACGCATTACCAAAAGCAATTTCAGTAGTGCCCAGTGATGACGCAGGTGAATACAATCTAGCCCTAACGAAAGTGTCACCGTTATAGTTAACTTTAAACGACATTAAATCTATATTTGTGGCACCATCAATCCAACTGTCCACAGTTAATTTGGTTGTTGTTATTCCACCACTAAATGTGGATGCTGTTGATGTAGAGGCTCCACGGCCAGTAACAGTATCTAGAGTATCTGCTTCAGCACTTAGATAAGGTAATGCTGGGAATGTACAATTAGAGCTTAATGTTTTATTAGTCAGTGTTTGATTAGTATCTAAATCAACAATGTCACCCGCGGCAGTTCCACCAATTGCCTTGCCTAATACTTGAGTAGCACTTAAAACTGTGGTGTTATTAATTTTAAAAGTTTTACTATTTGGTATGTTCCAATGTTCACTACTGGTCCAATTACTATTTGTGTTATCCCATACAATTGTTTTGTCTGTGGTACCTTTTAATGTTATACCTCCGCCATTGGCTGTAAAATTATCTGCACCACCAATGACTAACACTGTTAAACTTCCGCTTGTAACATGCGGAACATTAACTGTGATTTGTGTTGCACTATCAATTGATGCAATTTTCGCATTTGCTCCAAGAGCTCCTGAACCAAATTGTTTTTCAACTGTTTGACCAATAATGTATCCCGCAGTGGACGCAACCTTAATTATGTTTTCTCCAGCAACAATATCTACGGTAGATGACGTATTAGATAAAACAACACTGCCTAGCTCAATATTTTTATCATCTACAGTTAATGTATTTGAATTTATAGTAGTAGTTGTCCCATTTACAGTTAAATTGCCACCAATAGTTATATTACCACTAGTACTGATAGTAGTCATTCCAGATAATGCAGTTATTGTATCACCTAAACTAACAACAGTACTTCCAACTGTTATACTACTGTTTGTTAATCTGCTGTTACCAAATGTTCCAGTAATTTTACTAGTTGCAATACTACCAGCCAGCATGTCATTTGTAACACTACCAGTATCACCAGTTGTTACCACAGTTCCAGTAACATTGGGCAAAGTAATTGTACGGTCTGCTGTTGGATCAGTAACTGTTAATGTAGTTTCAAAGTCATTTGCTGTAGCACCTTCAAACACTATACTTGCATCGCTTAGGGTTAGTCCGCCTATGCTTGGGCTGGTTAGTGTTTTATTTGTTAATGTCTGCTCACCTGTTTTAGTAACAACAGTATCATCTATTGCAATAGTAACTGCCGCAGAACCATTAAAGCTGGTTCCAGATAGCCCAGTGCCAATAGTTAAGGCATTTGCCGCTGTCGCTGTTACAGTTAAACTTCCACCTAAACTTACATCATTACCGTTAATGGTAATTTTTGAGTTAGCCAACATGGCGTTACTAACTGTACCAGTGTCTGCACTTCCAACCAACGTGCCACTTGTTGGCAATGTTACTGATGTGGTTGCACTAACTGTTAAAGTTGTAGCAAATGCACCACTGGTAGTTAAGTTGCCGCCTAGTGTAATAGTCTTATTAGTATTGGCTACACCAGTACCGCCATATGTTCCTAAGATAACACTACCGTTCCAAGTTCCTGTTGTAACTACACCAGCATTGGCCGAACTCAGTTTATTCCATTGTAGTGTACCGTCAGCATCTATTTGTAGAACAGATGTTTCTGTAGCCTTAGCCAATACAGTTAAAGTGTTAGATGCACTGGCATAAATTATATCGCCTTTAGCGTAACTAGTTAAGCCAGTTCCTCCATAGATAGTTCCTATCGTAGTACCTTGCCAAGTACCTGTGCCAATAATGCCAACAGTTGTTAAACTTGATGTTACAACAGCAGTGCCTAAAGTTGTTGCATTAAGTACTGATGTGTTATTGATTTTAAATGCTTTGCCAGTGGCTATATTCCAATCTTGATTAGATGTCCAATTGCTATTGGTGCTATCCCATACAATTGTTTTGTCTGTAGTACCTTTAAGTGTGATACCGCCGCCATTGGCAGTTGCGTCACTTGCGGCACCGGCGGTAAATGTTACTGCCCCATTTGTAACGTGTAATACATTTAATGTAATTTGTGTTGCACTATCAACAGTACTAATTACTGGACTTGCTCCAAATACTCCAGTACCAGCAGTTTTTGTAATAGTCATGCCGGGCACCAGACCAGCAGTTGATGCCACTGTTACTGTATAGTTTCCAGAAACTAGTGTAGCAGTTAATCCAGTTTTGGTAACTACTGATCCTAGTTCAATATTTTTATCATCAACAGTCAATGTTGTGGTATTAAATGTAGTAGTTAATCCATTTACAGTTAAATTACCAGCAACGGTTAAACTGCCTGCTAGAGACAGTGAGCTTGACCACTGCGGTGCATTGCCTGCTGTATTAACTGTTAAAATTTTATCTGAATCACCAATAGCCAATGTAGATAATGTTGCAGTATCTGAAGCATATAGTATATCGCCTGCGGCATATGTTGATAATGCAGTTCCACCCTTGTTTACTGGAACTGCTTTGGATAAGTTTGATGGATTTAAAAAGTATGCGGCATTGTAACTTTGTAATGTGCCAGCATCAATAACTCCATCTTTAATATATACTTGACCAGCAGTATTAAGAGCAGCCGTTCCAACATTGAATTGAGTTTTTAAAAATTGAGCAACACCTACATTAGTGTAAGTATCGTTGCCGCCGGTACCGCTTACTTTATCAACATCTAATGTCACATCACCATAAAATAAATTTTCACTATTAACTGTGGCATAAGAGCCTGTTGGTGTTAATGCGCTCCCTGAAGCTTTCTTAATACTTTGTACGGCTGTTTTCCAACTTTGATCTCCACGTAAAAACGTTGATGAACTTGCTGATCCAGTAGCTAAACGTGTAGTTCCAACAATGCCACTAATAATGCTACCAGCATCAATAGTGCTAGTTGATAATGGACTCCAGTTGTTTGTATTTGTGGAACTTGTGTTTACTACGCCATACACAAAAACGTTTTGTTTCTTTAAATTGGCATTTCCAGACCCAGTTGATGTAAAATTAACTGGTAATGTTGCCAAGCCGTTAACACTTGATAATGCATCGCTTCTTGATGCATGTAGCGTAAATGAATTAGTAGTTACTGATCCAACAAAATAAAAAGTTCCACTAACTGTTGCAATAGCGTCAATTGCTGGTAATGAGCTTCCTGTTAATTGTATACAGTCTCCAGTTGCGTACCCGTGTGTTGCTAGGTATATAGAATTACCAGTTACATTAATTGCACTTGTAGTTAAAGTATGCGTTCCAGATGCAGAACTTGTGATGTTTATTATAGTACTTAAAGAATATTCTTTGTATAGTTGAATAGTATTAGTGTTTAATACTTTAATATAATATACGTTACCGCTGGCCAGGCCTCCCAATGCAACATTAACCCCAGAACTATATGTAACTGGATCGCCGTTTGTTAAACCGTGACTAGTAATTGTAAGCGTGTCTGCATCACTGTCAACTGCTCCGCCTATGTTAGTGGACCCTGCACTAAATGATGTTGTACTTGAACCAGTTAAAGCCAGTGTTGTGTTTGATGCATTATTATCTGCTATAAAATTAGGACTTGCATTTGTTGCTGTAAATTTTGTACCACTTAATAATGTAACGTATACACGGTTTTCAATTGATGTTACTGGAAATGCACATGGCGTTGTTACTGTTCCACCTATGTTAGCCGCGTTAACTGATAATACATTTCCAACAGCATACCCTGTTCCCCCACGGCGTAAGTCAATGTTAACTACAACACCGTTTGTGACTGTAATATCTGCCACTGCGCCCGTGCCAGTTCCGCCTGTTAACGGTACATAAGAATATAGTACTGTTCCACTTGCTGGAGTATAGCCTGTTCCAGGTGTGTATGTTGCGGCATCTACTGTTTTAACGACTCCAAATTTTGTACTGGCAATTCTGCCTTGTATTAAATCATTTGCAGAAGTAATAACATTACCTACAGTAAAACTATATGTTCCTGTTGTGGGCAATATTAAGTATTGGCCTTCGTTACTGTTAATTAAAACATAATTTGCAGTATTGCCTGTAAGAGCAGTTCCCACAGCAGTTGGATATCTGGCTGTAACAACCCCACCAACAGTGAGTACATTGACCGCAGTTGTATTAAAATTAATATTAAACAGTTGACCGTTTACATTACCGTAGCTTGCAACTGTTATTATATTTGATGCTGTGACGTCAGTGGTCAAATAGCCACTAGCATTGGTAGTTGCTTGTGTTACTAAAGTTCCAGCTGTTGCTGTTATTGTACCGCTAAGAGTTAATTGAACAGTACTGTATGTTTCACTTACAATATCACCATTTAATAAATCAGTTGCTGGTACTTCTTCTAACAATGATAGTCTGCTGTTGTAACCAAAGGCTTTAGCACTGTTGAAGTTTCTAACAGCGGGTAGCAAGTCAACGTTAATCTGTCCTGAACTGTTTAATTGAATAACCGATCCTGGAACGGCATTTGTTGATACAGATTTATCAATGAAGTTACCAAGTCTGTTAGATAGGAAACTGCGAATAGCAAGTTGTGTTGTTAAATGATTGTCTGATGCTCCGCCTGCTTCGTTGTCACCAAGTCCAATATCATTACTAATGTAATCAATAACAATATTGCCCACTGCTAGACGCAAAGCATCTAACTGTGCTACGCTCACTTTATTAGTGAAACTAACATTACCAGTCCTGTTCTCAGCTTTAATAAAATTGCCAACTTTAAAGTCACCAAGTTCATTAGTACCTGACGAATAAACACGTCCTGGTAAATCAGATACTTGCTCATAAGCAAATATTGACTGTCCGCCGTTTTGAGGTAATGCATTATAGTCAGTACCACTACCAGCGTATTCCCAAGTATGTCCTGAGCTGTTAACAATACTTGGTCTGTGTAACCATAGTATTTTCTTAGGCAGATTTAGAAGATTTGAAAGTGTTCCACCAGTTGATGTTGATTGTATTGTAAATGTGCCAGTATATAAATCACTCTTAGAAGCTACGCCAGTTACAGATATATTACATACAACTCCATCATTTGTAACAATAGTACTACCCGCGGCAAATGGGTTTCTAATAACACTTGCATTTACCGTAACTTGATTTAACGATACAACCAACTCTCTGGTTATAGGATTGTAACTGTAGATATATGCATCATTAGCGTTACCAGTAGTTGAGCCAGTGATAATAGATCCTGGAGTAAATGTATATGATCCAGATGCTAACGTTAGTGTTTGATAAGAATTATGTGAACTGACTAAATCTTTAATGTAAAACTCTTGCAAGTTTTTAATAAAATATTGTGTTCCTGAACCCACGCTAGTAATATCAATAGTTTTAGTCAGCGTTTCGTCATAAGACAATCTAAATGTATTTTCATTTAAATAATTAATGTAATATTTTTGTTCATCAAACAGTCCGCCTATTGCGGTTCCATTATTGCTATCGTAAATTACTCCATCGCCATTGTTAAATCCGTGCCCAGTAATAGTAATTACATTACTAGTTGTATTAACATTAGTGGCGGCATTAAAGGAATAGCTAGTTGATGAAGGAACAAAACTAGTTGTAATATCACTTGCAGTCCCGTATGGCACAGCCACTGGTGCTGTTGACGGACTGGTAATTGCATTTGTAATAATATCAAAATAGTTGCCAACAACGGTGCTTTTGCCAGTTAGTGAACTTACTGCTGTTTGCGCTAGGCCCTTAGCATAGGCAATCGATGCTGAGGATATTGCATAAATGCCAGTTGCTAATTTCTGATAAGATAGTCCAGCAGCCACTGAGTTACTATTACCGCCAGTTATTACATCATTCATCACAGCATCGATTGATAACCCAATGTCTCGCTCGCCTTTAACTCTATTTGATCCGCTGTAATTATATCCAGCAAATGGTGCTGTACCATTAGTAATTTGTAAATCGATCCATGTACTTGTTTGAGATATAATACTGGCTCTGTTTGCCTTTAATAAATCAAAAGTATATCTAAATGTAGGATCTCTAAATTTTAGAACATAGTCTTGTGTTGGCAATCTACCAAAGCCAATAGCCGTAATGCTTTGTAGACTATTGTTTACACCAGTGGCTGTTACATATCCTTTATCAAATGAAAACGCATTAGGACTGTAACCAGAAGCACGTAACGCATATGTTCCAAAGTTAGTGGCCGAGTTGGTAATAGAAGCATATCCTCCAGACTGAGCATAAGTTCCATTTAGTGCAAAGATTTGGAAGCAGGATACAATTTGAATATACGCATCATTAATAACACGCCAAGCTGTTCCGCCAAAGGTCAACATGGTAAATGCGTTGGCAACCATTGAGTGACCTTGTTCTGGGGCTGGCCCATCAACTGGATTCTCAACTTGTATTTGATTGTTTGGGTTATTTGGTGTTACAACTAAGTTACCGTCAACTAGTGCTCCGTTGCCGCCTAAGAAACTGATAATAGAACAGTTTTGTATATAAGGAGAAACATCAATTATTGGTTTTGTTGTTGGCAAATTGGTATACCCAACTCGACTGGTACTAGTATCACTTGGATTGTCAAAACTAACAGAATAGTCCCAAGTATATACTGGAACTCTATTAATATCTAAAGCATCTCTGAATGTAAATTCAGAAAAATATGATGCACTACGTACCCGTAAAAAGTCTTTATTAGCGTTTAATGGTCTAAGATTACAAGCTCTAAGACTTGCACCCTTTACTGTGACATTGTCTGGAACAATGATAGGATTGTTTTCATAGTAATCACCAGCAGCCACATTAACGGCAATTTTAGTTCCGTTAATACTTCCGTCACTGTTATAAACGAATCCTGATGCTAATTGCAATGCACGTTTAATTGTCTTAACTGGCTTTGAAATTCCGTTATTTGCATCGTTACCGTTTGATGTTGATACGTAAATTGCATTACCGCCAACTGAGTCTGGGTTTACAAATTCTAACTGCCCGTTAGCTCCAACACCTAATATTGTGCCATCAGCACCTAATGTTGGTGGCAATTTAAGATCGTACGATCCAGGCAAGTTTGTTGGGGAACTTACACTGACTGCATTATTACCGTTTACACTTGCTTCATAAAATTTTAATACGGAAGCGTTTGTTAATTCAAATACTCCATCATTAAGCCCACCTGCGGCACGGCCGCCGTATGTTATACCATCTCCAATAAACACTTGTTTTAGATCACTATCATAAATGATCTCACCGTCTAAAGGTACAAATGCTAACCTATCTGCTGTAGGCCCTCTTCTTAATAAAATGCTTCCGGTATCGCTCATGGTGGGGGTATGCTTCCATCAACAGTGACCAATGGATCTAAATTTAAAATGTATCCATCTCTATAAATTCTAGGGCTGTAATTCAGTATCCAATACTCAGGACCAAATCCGCCGCCAGCACTAGCAGGTAATACATCTGCTGATGTGTAGGTTTTTGTTGGGTCGTAAGTGGCTGTGCCCGCTAAGGGTATTTTGCCGCCATCAATAGTGAAGGTAACGGGCCTATTAAAAGACCCGCCATCTATTTTACTCACAGCCGCATCTGGATACGGATTAACAAAGGGGCCTGCATCGATAGCAGGTCGGTTAAAATAATTATCTAAATCAAATGGGGCGCCTGCCCTTAGTTTATAAGTCATAGTGTATTTATTACACTATTATGTCACGATCCCTGTAGTTGCTTTGATATATTGTTTTGCCGCAGATTCTTCAGTGGTTTCTAACACTGTGATAGTGGATTTGCTCATTCTGATATCTTTATCAGGATCCACGGTAAACAAATATGGAACCATGCCAATTCCTTGCTGGCCCATTGTTAAAACTAATGGTCTAGCGATTTTTATTTGCATTGGATTTTCTTCAATTAATTTGGCCACTAGTTCTTCGCCAGAAGTTAATTTAATTGTTACGATGTCTCCAGATGAAACTCCTTTGTTAATTAACATATTGTACCTTTTTTAAATGTTCGTTGAGTTCTGTAAACCCACCTATTAATTTATCATCTAAAAAGATTTGCGGCACTGTTCTTGCAGTTGGTACTGCTTCTAACAATTCTTCTTTGCTATAACCGTCACCAATTTTCTTTTCTTCAAAAGGTATACCTTTGTGTTTCAACAAGGCCTTGGCTTGGTCACAATAGGGGCAGTTGTACTTGCTCCATATAATTGCTTTCATAATATTTCCTTAAAAATTTGGTAGTGCTTCGTAATCAAGAGATTCACTCATTGCCCCAATTACATAATTAGTTGATTCGTTTTCTTGTAGGGCAGTTTGTTTTTTACTTGTATCAGTATGCTTGTTGAACCAAGGGATTGGTGTAGTCTTTGGTGCAGTATTATTATACTTTAGACCAATATCTTTTAGCGCACCCACTGCTGTGTAGTCCACAAAGTCTTTTAAAATGTTAGCGTTAAGACCAATCACTGGGCCTTTGTTAAACAAATAGTCAGCCCAGGCTTTTTCTTCACGGATCACATCCATGTACAGTTGATATACTTCTTGTTCACATTCTTGTTTGGCTTCAGCAAAGCGTGGATCTTCTTTGACCACTTGATTAATCAAATAGGCTGTCCATCCTTTGTGTAGTAATTCATCTTGCAAGATCAACTGAATAATATTGCCGTTACCAATAAAGATCTTGTTCTCCACCATTGCTAAACTAGTAGCAAAACTAACCATAAAGCGGAAAGCTTCTAGTGCATAGCTGGCATGTAAAGCCATCCAAATTGCACGAACATGCTCTTTTTCAGTAACTGTCTCACCTAACTGTTTACGGCAGTTGACCACATGCAATGCTTCGTAATAGTCACCTACACTGGAAGCCATGTCAATAATTTCTTTAGTATCATGAATTGTGTTGAACACATCCTTAGGTACATTATAAATGTTACGAATAATATGACTGTAGCTCTTACTATGAATATTTGTTTCAAAGAAAGTCCAGTTGTATACAAGTGCTTCTAGTTCTGGCAAGCTAACCACTGGCATAAAGATTTGACTTGGTCCACGTCCTTGTAAACTATCCAATGCTGTTTGTCTTAACAAGTTACTGGTAAAGATGTGTTTAACTGCATCACTGGCATCTTTAAAATCGTTAGCATCTTTACTAAGACTAATCTCTTCTGGTTGCCAAAAGAAGCCACGTGCAGTAGCTTCAAAGTCTGCAATCTTTTTATACTTTACTTCTTCAAAACGTTGGATAGTAACTGGACCAGCTGGGTCAAGAAACATCTTACGATTGAGGTAATCTGTTTTTGTGTTTAAGTTATATTGTTGTTTACTCATTATAGCTTACATGCCTCACAGTCATCTTCTAATTCCTCTAGTTGGTGTCCGTTATAGTGTACCTCAACTGGAGTAGGCTCAGCGGCTGACTTGGATCCTTGCTTGTTGATCAAACTGTAGTAGAATGTTTTTAATCCCCATATGTGTGCTTGCATCAAGTTCTTAGCAATCAATGTAGTTGGTACTTTGCGATCTGCAAAGTGTGCGGGATTATAGAATGTGTTAGTGCTGATACTTTGATCCACATAGGCCGCAAGCACTGCCGCAGTTTTCAAATAGCCATCACAGTCCTTTTGATCCCACATAAGTTGATACTTGTTTTTCAATCTATGATACTCAGGAACAACTTGAATAAATGATCCAGCTTTTGATTCCTTTACACTGATAAGACTCATTGGCATTTCAATACCATTGGTACTGTTAATCACAACTGAACTTGATTCAACTGGAGCAATGGCCATTAGTGTGGCATTGCGTACACCATATTGCTTCATGTTACCACGTAGTGTTTCCCAGTCCAATTCAGGAGTAAAGTCTGCCAATTGATTTGCACCATCAGCACGTAGTTCCCATGGAAAAACTCCTTGTCCATAACGTGTGTGTTCACTGTGTGTACATGCGCCACGTTCCTTGGCCAGTTCTACTGTGGCTTCTGTTAGATAGTATGCTTGATGTTCCATCCAGCTCTTAACATCTTGTAGTGCATCTTTCTCACCATACTGGTAGCTACGTTTGGCATGCCAGTAGGCCAAGTTAGTGACTCCAATGCCCAACGGTGATATTTCATCATTGCTTAGTTTGCTTTGTATGCTTAGAAAATCTTGGTAATCAAGTATGTTGCATAGACTGCGCTGTAAAATGCGGCAAGCACGGCGCATGTCTTCTGGATTACGGAATGCTCCCCAGTTGATTGAGCCGAGTGTGCAAAGAGCAATACGGCCAGTATCATCATCAAGACGTTTAAAAGATTTTGTAGGTAATAGTATTTCACAGCAAAGGTTACTCTGGTAAATTGTATGATACGCAGGATCAAATGGTCCTTGATTTTGTACGTTGTCAATGAACACAAGATAGATACGTCCGGTGTCAGTACGTTCTTTTAGTATGCCACTTTTAAAGACTTCTTCGGCACTCATAGTCTTAGTACGTAAGTCTTTACGTTTTTCATATTTTACATACAACTCTTCAAACAGTTTGATATTGTTGTAGAACGCTTCATACAAGTCAGGCACTTCATTAGGATCAAAGAATGTTATGTCTTCTTTGTTTTTAAATCGTCTCCAGAAGAAAGCACTAAGCACAACCCCATAATCCATATGACGGACTCGGGTTTCTTCTGTTCCTTGGTTGTTCTTA